GCTCTTCTTGGATTAATGCTATAGTTCCTTTTCCAAGTCGAATACCTTCTTCATTAAAGATTTTTCTAATGTCTTTTTGTGTCATAATGTTTCTCCATAAAATAGGTTTAAGACTTTTTCATATTCGTCTTCTAGTTTGCGTACTTGTTCGTCTTTATTTAAGTCTTTTTTATCTACGTGGTTATACCTGTAAGCTTGTAAAGCATCTAACGTAAGCTGTACTTCTTCTTTACTGTCATAAGCTATTGCAGGTCTTTTGTCTTGTGTTTTAGTTTCTATCATATTTTATCCTTGTTGTGAATGCCAGAGCCGATTTGATTTGTCCGCTCCCCTAGGTTAAGATTGGATCCCTCGGTTTACTCCGAGGTTGCAATAAACATTTAAAGTTGCTCATAGCTTATTGCGACTCTGGTTTTCACTGTTCTAACCAATAACTACATCTCAGTTACAATGAGCTGCGTTAATCCTAATTGACTGGTAGCATTCATTAATCGTTGTACTTGTTTTGTATTGCAATTCAGATGCTCTTTTATGGTAGCACCTTCTACAATAACTTCTACTTTGTATCGTCTAGTATCGGTAATGGCATCTCCAGCTTTTTGTGCAATGCGAGCTGATACAGTCATCACTCCATTGATTGCTGAAGTTGCATATGCTAATAGTTTTGTGAATCGTAATGCAGATGTTGTATTCATAATTGTTTCTCCTTTTCCATGATCCATGCCTCGACAATAACTTTCATCATAGATACAGATATATTTAGTTCTGACATGATGTTGGTTGATTCTCTGTCTAGCATGGCATCGAGTTCTGGAAATACTTCTTCACATAGCTTGTCTCGTATTATATCATTTTCCATATACGTTTCCTTTTTCAGCAGAATACAATAGCTTGTCTATTTTTTCTAAAGTTGGTATCATAGAATTGGTTAATCTTGTTATGATAGGATCTTTAATTTCATTGCAGTTTATTTCATCTTCTAAATCGTCACGTAATTGCATTAGGTTATGTAATTCATTTCGTGCCTCTGCTAATAAGTCATTTGCTGTTGCTACTAGATTATTATCTTTTAATAGATTTGTAAATAATGTTGGCATAATTCCTCCTTTATGATGCTTTGGATTCGACATATTGTGATATATCGTTTTCGATTTGTTCATTTTGGGTTAGTACAAGGTCATGTTTCCATGTACCTGTAACGGTGGCTATTTCAAAGCAATCAGGACAATATTCAACGTCCTGATATGTAAAAATAGATTCACCTGTAAATGGATGTGTTGTTTGTGATTTTACCTCTTGCCACTCAAGAGGTGTATTGGGATGGTGTTTGCAAACCATATGTAACTCCTACGTTTATTTAAGCAGAGATAAAGGAAGCAGTATAGCCAGTACTACTTCCTTTGATTATTTATTCATTAGTTTTATTCAAAATCACTGATTTAGTTTCAATCCGAATAGGTTTTTCAGTCCAATGTATTTTAACAGCACATTGGGTAATTAGTTTTTTATTATTTACATTGTATACAATAGGTATTGTATGATAAAAGTTCCCTACAAAGAATTTCATAGAGTTAAATAATGCAGGAAATGTTTTAGAAGCTTTTTTAATTTCTTGTAAACATTCCTTATCTAGTATTTTATCACATGGATGTTCATCTTGTTTAAACCATTCTCCCCAACAAAAAGCTTTGTCTATTTCTTTTTGATCCATGTTTAAATATTTTGTGAATACATTTGATTCAGTTACTTGATTTATTCTTCTTTGCATACCTGTGTAAGTAAATTTTACTTCTACTGATGTAATAAAATCTGCTTTAATTTGATCAAATGCTGTATTCTCAAACGGATTTTCTTCTAACATAGATTTCAATTGTGCTATCTCAGAATCTTTTTGTTCTAATTGTTCTTTTTGTAATTCAATAACGTATTTTGCATCAATACTGTTATTTGTTTTTGTTTTTGTTTCTTGAAAGAAATCATCTACGTTCATGTTAGTACCCTTTAATTCTAGTGTTGTATTTGACAAATTGATTTGATCCTGATAAACTAGATACAATTTCTTTAAAGTGCTTGTTCTTGCTGTTTTACCAGCTTTTATATTGTGTAGAGTTTTTCTGGAAATGCCTGTATTGTTAGCAATTGTAGCAATAGGTACATCTGTGTTCTGTACCCATTTTATAATTGTTGAATTGTTCATAAATCCCCTTTTATACGCTTTATATTCTAAAGCATATCTTTAGTTTTAGCAATTACTTATTTCATCTATTTACACTAAATATATACATAAATATACGTAATTACACATTATTGTTACTTTTTGTAGTGCTTGTTGCTCCTATTTTTAAGGAAAACTTTAGTTTCATTACTTTTAATAAAGTAGGGTGCGAAGCACACCTTTTAAGGAAAAAAAGGCTACTCAGGATGTCCCAAGTAGCCTCTGTTTGTTATGATGTTGTACTGGTTAACGGTCGTGCTATCATGACTCGTTCAAGCATACCTTTCTTACCCTCATACTTTTGTAAGGTTGTTTTTAAAACTGAAAGGTTATTCTCTATTAGTCTGTCTAACTGTTCTTCTACTTCTGCCTCGTGATCTCCGTTCTCTTTTAAAGAAGTCCACATGTTAAAGAAGATTTTATCGTCTTTACACTTAGTTATTTCATCAATATTGACTCTTTTATTAAGCCAATCTCCGTCTTTATTTTGCCAAGACTTCTCAAACCATGTATGGTTATTGAATTTCTTTTCTATGATTTGTTTTATTGTACTCATTTGTAACTCCTACGTTATTGTTATTTGGTTAGTTATTGGCTAGAATAGCCAAAGATTAAGGAAGCAGTATTATACTTCCAAATTATTGTCCATATTTAAGCAATCTTTGTGCAGTTTTTATAAGGAAATAAAGTTCGCCATTTTTATCTAAAGTAACTCTTTTAAGATAACCATCTAATTCAATGCTATTATCTGCATTGCCATCCATTTGGTTTATAAAGTCATGTTTATCATTGACTATGTATTTTATTAATTCTTGAATTGCAACAAGTGCTATCCAGCCAAGATATTTTTTTTTTACTCTGCGAATATTTCTTACAATTTCTGATGGGTTTGAAAACATTGGTTACTCCTTTGGTTAGTTAAATTTATGTGTCAAGAGGCTAAACTATAGCAATACTTACCCTTGTAAATATTACAGTTTAACCTCTTGGTAGATGCATTCTATCCTAGTCCGTTCTTACCAGCTCTACTTGGTGGACTTTGGATTTAAGTACTTCATGATATTATTCTCCTATCATTAATTCATATATTAAGGAAGCAATCCTAGTAAGTGATCTATAGTTATCTGACTCCAAAGAGAAGCCAGATAACCAAGCTGATACCCATTATCATAGAGGTAGCAAGAAAGCTACACATTACGATAATGACTGCATTATGCAACAGATTCAGTAGTCTTACCATGATGTTGCATCCTTGCTTTGATGTTTGTGATAGTGTATCTAACCAGATCTTGTGGCATATTATTATCCAGTTCTGATTTGATTTGTTTACCTGTATTATAGCATTTCTCTACAGCTATTGCAGTAGTTCCTAATGTGAACCAGCCAATAAATGCTAACGTATCTTTAGCTTTATCCATTTGTCACTCCTACTTGCTGTTTGATTAATCTAAGCTTTCTATGTAATGACAAGATTGCTGTTGATATATTGCCGTACTTCTTACGGTAATTGATTAGTATTTCTCTTTCTGCTTTTGATCTTTGCATGATGTAACTCCTACGTTATTGGTTAGTGATGGCAACATAGCCATATATAAAGGAAGCAGTAGTGCTCCTGCATACTGTATGGATTATATATGTAGTGGCTGTATGTGTGTGTATAGTGAGTGTATATGTAGAAGTAACTGGGTCGATAGACACATTGTAATGAAACTAATTGAATGAACTCAACCGTTTCTAACCAACCCAACCTGATAACAAGGGGGGTAGTAGCAACATGTGTCTCTCACACACATTCTACAACTATTTTTTAAATAAGTACTTGGAACTAAATACCTTTCAGAACGTTAAATAAATGTAGTAACTTAAAGTAATGCTTAAGATGAAGACTAAATTAAAGAGAGTATACGAAGTATTTAACCTATCTACAGGTACGTGGGACGAAAAAGTAATGACAGATGAGGAGTATGAATATTTTGTATCGAAACAAAATGCTACTGCTGACCAGATGGAAGCAGAATATGAGATCATATCCAAAATAGTAGCACAAAAATTAGGATACTCTCCAAAAAAGGAGAGTATGGATTAACCATATAGTAATTATTTATATAAAGTAATGAATTACTATATAGTAATGCATTACTATATAGTAATGATAACTATATAGTAGGGGAAATGAGAATAAAAAGAAGAATTGAAGGCAAAACAGCATATTATGACATACTTACTAAACAGCAAGCTGATCAACAAAAAGTGGATTATGTCTATTGGAAGGATGCTGAAGTGGGTAAATATGCAATCACCGATGATAATTATGTGGCTGTATGCTATGCTAGAAATAATTATACAGATAAGCAGGGACAATGTAAAACATTTGTCAAGCTTACTTGTGGAGTGGGTTGGACTAGTCGTTTTACCAAAATAAATTTTGAAGAAAACCACAAATACGGAGTCTATAGCAAAACCAACCCTAAACGGACGTGGGATCAGGAAGAAGCTGGAACAACACGTGCTAAAAATACTGTTACCGCCTATGCACAGATGTTGCTTGCGGATGGAAAAGTGGACTACAACACTCTTGGTAAGATATATAGACCTGACCAGAAAATCCCCATTGCAACGGTACGCAGATTCCTTAAACAGAAGGTAGCAAAGAAGATGGTAGAAGAAAAATTAAAAGAAATATTGGCTAAAAAGAGTATTTCCAAAGAGTTTGCTGTAGATAACATTGTACTAGCTCTAAAAATGTCCGAAGAAAAAGGGGATGTAAACAATTTTCTAAAGGCAAACGACTATTTAATGGATTTATTGGAAATGAAGCCAAATAAAAAGATGATAACCGATACGATACAGGTGGATTACACCAAACAGATAGCCGATACCATAGCACAAGAAGATAAACGGCTAACCTTGCAAAGAAAGAGCGAAGAAGATGAACGACCTAAATGATCCAGAACTAGATTATCAGGGTATAACAGAAGATGCTCTCAAAACCGAGCAATTGGATGCTGCAGTACGTGCATTGCATGTATTGGCTATTATGCAGAAAGGAGACTCTGCTTGGATGGCTAGTTATGCTATAGATGCTTTACGAGAAATAGAAGCACTAGGTTATCAATACGAAACCTTTAGAGATCAATTAAACTAATTGAAAGATCATACAAAATATATAAAAGACAAACTTGTTCAAAATATGATTATGTTTGGTAAGGTTATTATGCCAAACATGTTTTCGGCTCCTTCCCCAGATTTTCATTACAAAATAGCAGATGCTTTATGTGAAGAAGACAACAAACAAATTAACATTATCGCTCCACGTGGTCATGCTAAGTCTTCTATAGTCGGTGGTGTATATCCCCTTTACCACATCATGAACCATAGTGGAGCAAAACTTATTGTACTGGTATCTAGAACGCAGGATCATGCTATTAAACTATTGGGTACGATTAAAGACACAATAGAGTACAGTACAACCTTTCGTCAAATATACGGATATTGGGGACAGCACAGTGCACGGCAGTGGGCAAAAAGCGAAGTTGAATTGAAAGACGGTTCCATGATTATATGCAAAGGTACAGGTCAACAGTTACGTGGAATTAAGGTGGGAAGTCAAAGACCAACGCTGATTATTGTAGACGATCCTGAAGATGAGAATAATACGAAGACCTCTGAAGCTATGGAAGCTAATCTACGATGGCTATTACAGAGTGCTGTTCCCTCCCTAGACCCTAAAAAAGGTAAGATTATTGTTATTGGTACACCACAGCACCAACGATGTATGGTAGAAATACTAAAAGAAATGAAAGGATGGCATAATATGCATTTTAGTCCCAGCATTACTAAAAATACTGCTTTGTGGGAAGAATGGCAGCCTATAAAAAAATTAATACAAAAAAAAGAAGAATTAGAGTCCATAGGACGTAGCTCTGTATTCTACAGAGAGTATATGTGTCAGATTATTGGAGATGAGGATCAGTTGTTTAAACTGGATTATATCCAATACCATGACTATGAATTAGAAATCGACAGCGATGGGTATCATTATTTAAAGAATAAAGACAAAACCATACCTGTCAATGTGTTTATGGGAGTTGATCCTGCTTCTTCAGTCCGTAAGACAGCAGATTACTCTGTAATTATGCCAGTAGCGGTAGACGAAAACAACAACAGGTATATTCTCCAGTAT